GCATTTTTACAATTGTTACCACAGTTGTTATTACCTGCAACATTGATATGTAAATCTTTGCCAGTAAAATCACTTAAACTTACTGACCCGCCACTAGTACCTGTAACTGTATAACCTTCACTTTCTAACTCACCTTTTATTTTATTGTACATGTTGGTATCAGTATATTGTATATGTGCTGTGTTACCAAATGCCTTGGCAGGAAAGATTACTGATAATACAAAAAAGATTAATATACTAATTAAGCTGTATAATATTAATCGCATTTTCGCTACCTCCTAACTCAAAGTCGTATTGCTCAAATTCGCCTTGTATAATATTTAGAGTATAACCATATTCTTTGTCTAGTCTTAACTCTATATAACTACCACTTGCGTCTTCTCGTATCCATACCCATTGTGGGTCTTCATCTAATATTATGACACCTGTTTCAGGATTTTTACCTAGTTGTATGCCATCAGTAGATTTCTTTTTATCAAATTCAGACCTCATTTGTTTTGCTAATTCTTTGTTTAGTTGTTTTAAAATATCTACTAAAAAATTTTGTTCTAAAAAATCTATTTCTAAACCTGTAACAAATTGGTCTTCTTCTTCTTCAAGGTAATCTATTTCTAAATCATCAAATTGTAAGAAGTCTATATCTAATGCGTCAGCAACTTCATTTAGTCCTTCTGCGTCTTGCATTTCTTGTATCTCAGCAGGTTTAGAAACAATCAATAAGTTGCCAATCATTTCTTCATCTAAATCTAAGATTACAGGTGGCATTGGTCTACTTGCCACAGTATCAACAACAGTTGCTTGAAACGCCTGATTAAGTATAACTTGACCAGCATCACTTTCAACACTTATCTCACCTACAAAACAATTACCATTTGTATCACAACTTGGTAATAAAATAATTGTAGATGAACCTATCTCATCTATGGTCATTGTAAAGTCTGTACCTCTAACACCAATAGTAGCAGTAGGTGTTTTGATTACAATATTTTGTTTTGAGTTTTTAGCAATCTGACCTGAGGCATATTTGATTGTGCCTAGTTTTGCTGATAGACTTAATTTACCTTTTTTAGTATTAGGGTCGTAAACAAATTCATCTATGAGAAGTTTACTATGTTCAGTTACATCAACTCTAGTTTGGTCTATAAATTCTATACCAACTTTACCATTGCCTGTTTTTACTGTATCGTATGAGAGAACATCTAAATCTTTTTCAATGACAATACCTTTGTCGCCTTCTTTTCTATCAATTACACCGTTACCTTTTAATTGTGTAACTTGCCCTATGCTAGCCCATGCTTGACTAGCATAGAGTGTAATTAGTAAAAATAGAAACCACTTATATATTGGCATTAATCCCTCTGGATGATATCTATATTGTGATTATCTCCAGAAGTTGTTAAAGTAATCATATTGTCATAGATACCTGATTGTGTGATATCTACATCTGCAATTGATCCTGTATGTGTGTGTATGTATGTGTGACCTGCACTATCACCGTCACCATCTATGTCAACCAAGAAGTTGTTTGTATCACCGTTTACTGATAACGTAAAGATAACACTAGTACCGTCTATTGTACCTGCTACAACGTTACTATCACTACCAGAAGCACCTGATATCGTTACCTGAGCACCTGTAGCATCTGCTGTTTCACCTATATCAATGTCTAGGTCATTTGAAGAACCTACCCATATGATTGAGGCAGTTACAGTAGCACATGATGAGTTAGACCCACCACTATCACAATTGAAGTCTATATTGTTTGAGTTACCAGTTGTACTAAATGTACCTGTATAATTCGCACCATTAATATCAAAAGTCAATACGTTGGAATCTCCAACTTGGTCGATATTAAAGTTAGACGTTGCACCATTTACAGTTGATGCTGTTGTACTGTTACCAATTGTGTTATTTTGTCCATCTTGTAACACATCTAAAGTCAACGTAGCACCAGATTGTGTTACATATATGTCATTCGCCATTACTGGTAATGACATCATCAAAAACATTACAATTTTAGCTAATGTTTTCATATTATTTTTTTATCTCCTTAACGCCTTGCATTTTCCATAATCCCTCATTTACACCTTCATATATCATTTGCAAGACGGCATATTCTATTGCTGTTCGTATTGCATAACTAACTGGTTCATTTGACGCACTGCCACTTTCAAACTCTAATGCTTTTGTACTCATATCTAAAAATCTGAATACATCACCACCTTGACTATAACTAGCAATCGTCTTTGTTGCACTTACAGTCAGTAATATTTCACCTGTCTGTACTGCAACTAATCTTAATGAAATCGTTACTTGGTCAGTACGATATTGTTCATTTACACCTATACCAAAATATCTCGCACCAACACCACCTGATTGTATGTTACTATCATAACCAACAATACCACCTTCAATCAGTAAACCTGCAAATAACAGAGGTTTTAGTATGTTTCCTATCTCTGTTTCACCATCATATAAATCTCTTGTAGACCTAATTAATTGTCTTTCTTTAACTAGGTTACTTAAACCTTTTCTTTCTACAACTGAAAACCAATCACCATCACTTACAAGTTTCAATGCATTTATAACCCATACATCAGGACCTTGTGTAACTGCCGTTGACAGTTGAGAAAACTTAGCACTAGGTTTTCTTTGACCTGTTTGGTCTGTAAATTCATAAACTGCAATCGTAATCTTAGGTTGATTATCTAACTTAGGTATTTCTTCTAATAATTTACCTGTTGTTGTACCCTCTATGTAAGGTGCCTCATATGTGCCATTAGGTTTCATATTGTTTGAAGCACAACCTGATAACAAACAAACCACTCCCAATACTTTAATTACTTCCCATATTCCCATGTTAAATCCTAAAAGTTAAAATCACCTAATGGTACTGACATTGTAGTTACGTTACCATTAGTATCTGTAATTGTTAATGTTATAATTTCAGTTGTGGTGTCTTTCACCCAATAGATTGTAGAACCTTCTACTTCAGCAGTACCAGTTGTTGGGCAAGTTGTTGTGCTACTGTCGCAAGTAGTACCAAACATGTTATCAACTAACTGTTTAGATAAATTGGCATAAATTCTACTTTCTACGTTTTTAATAAATTTATTAATTGTAGTATTATTTTCTGCTCTTGCTGCCGCTGCTGCCGCTGACTTTTCGTCATCAGCTACGTTCTTCTTTCTATTATACTGTAATTGTTCTATAGACAGGACATGCGAACTGTACCCATTGCCACTAAACGCTGGGTTCTTAAATTCGTGTACTATTTCGCTGGATGTACTAGGTAAACTCAAAGTACATAATATAAGACCTAGCACAATTGCTTGTGCCTGTTTCATGCTTATATTTATAATAATTGAGTAATAAAAACTAGCAATATCGTTATTCCAAATAATGCTAATAATGCAAGGGCGCCGTGAAATAAGGCAGTTAGGTAATCAATCTGGTTTTTTACGTTTGTTATCTTTTTCGTCATTTTCTCTCATTTCTAAAATAGTGTTAAGTTTTGACCTTAATCTAATTAGGTCATTGTCTAGCATTCTAATTCTATCAATTAGTGCTATCGTAGTCATTTGTGCCTTATCTAACTTCTCAATAATGTTTTGTGTAACATAATTGTATATGAAGTAAATAAACCAACCCATTGCTATAGCAGCTACTGTAGCAAAACCGTATCTATTTAATATATCAATAATTGGTGATGTAACTTCTATTTCAACCATTAATCTTTCCTTGCGTCTTCTTTACCATCTGCTCTACTTATTCTGTCCATGTCTGGTTTTAAATTAAGAGCATGTGATATTAATATATCAAGTTTAATCATATCATGGTTCATTGTTTTAATTCTATTGTCTAAGGCAGAGATTAACATTGTGATTGTCTTAACTTGACCTACAACGCCTTCTAAAATGTATTTGAGAATGATGTATATAAACACACCCATTACCATTGCGCCAGCAACAGGTAAACCAAATTGTGTTAATATGTCTAAAAATAAATCCATTATACTTTCAACTTTTCTATTTCTAAATTGCCAAACTCACCTCTAACCCATACGTTAAATGCTAATGAGTATCTTACTTCCCATGTATTATTTATCTCTACTGCATGTCTAACATGTGATGGAAATAATAACAATGTGCCGTCTTTAGGAGTTATTTTATATTTGTGTGTGTTTCTTTCATTTACTTTATTTGTTTCAAAAGCAAAAGTATCACTTAAAAAATTATTATGATTTGTATGTCTATGAAAAGCAATGTCGCCACTATTTGGTGGTGCGCTAAGATAATAAACGCCACTAATTAATGAGTTAGCATGAAAGTGTGTATGTGCTTCATCACCTTGTGTATGTTTATTTACCCAACTCTTTTGTATAGGAAACTTATATCTGTTATTTTGTATTTCTAAAACTGTATGAACATAATAATTAATATGTTCTTCTATTTGTTTTCTTGTATTAGGTAGTAATACTAATATCTCTTTATTTTCTGTATAGAAACCATTATCACTTGGCATACGTTCAAATGGCATGCTCTTAACAACTCTAAATTCTTCTTGGTCTACAGGTATATTATTCTCATATACTGTAATAGGAAACAAAGCATGTTCAGTAAATTGTGTAATCATACTAGTATATATGTGAAAGGGCGGCACGAAGCCGCCCTTATAGTTAGTGATTATTACTTACTAGGAGAGATTAGTCGTTGACTAATTTGCTAAAGTAATTCATAGTATCGTCTTCATCTTTACTAGGGGAAGTTTCAGATGTATCAATACTTTCATGCTTTAGTTCTTCACTAACTTCTTCAACAGCAGCACTAACAGGTGGGATATCTACTTGTTCTGCCGTCTCAGATTTTCCACTACCATAAACAGTTTTTTCAAACTTCGCTTTTAACTCATCATATGATTTAAAGTTAGTAGTAGCAGAAAATTCTTTTAAAGGTTTCTGCATTTTCCAAATCTTTTCTATTTCATCATCACTATCATTTAGTTTAGAGATAGTTTCAAATTCAGATTTGTCATAATTCCAGTAACCATCAACTTTTCTGATTTTTAATTTAAAGTTTGCACCTTCCCAAAAATCAAATGGGTTGATTGCCTTTTCATCTTCAAATTCAGGTTTCATTGCTTCTGTAATCTTGTCAAAGATTTTCTTACCAAACTTGTATAAGAATACCTTACCTTCGTTTTCAGGATGTTTAGGGTCTGAAACAACTAAAATATTTGTAAAGTAAGATAACTTTCTTTTTCTTTTTCTAGCAATTTCTTTATCAGCTTCACTACCAGTATTCCAAAGTTTAGTATTTTCTTCAGACACAGGATCTTTTTGACCTAGTGTAGTTAAACTGTTCTCAATATACCAACCACCTGGTCCTTGAAATGCATGAGACCAAACTCTTGCCCAAGGTAATTCTTCACCTTCAACGGCAGGTAAAAATCTAATAACGGCAAAACCATTACCAGTTTTATCTAGTTCTGGTTTCCAGAACCTGTCGTCTCCTGATGATTGTTGATTTGTGGTAGGTGTTGCAACTTTTTCCAACTCTTTAGTTAGTTTGTCGAAGTTGCCTCGACTTCTTTTTAAATTTGCGAATGACATATTTTATCCTTTCGTATTCGTTGTATTCGTATTGTCTGTATTATCGACATTATTATTTATACAAGTTATCTTATGCTACGTGGGATTTATTGGTTTACCCACAAGCTTCCGGGAAGAGTCCAATCTGATTTTGAGATTAGTCCCTACTCACAACCACCCTAAGTGTCTTCAGGCATTCGCCCATAACCCTCTTAAAGTGTGCGTTACAACCTCTTAATTGTTGTTCCGCCAGTAGCAGCAATATAGTTGCAACTATACTGCTTTTATAAGATAACTCTATTATATCATAAAAACCTGATCCTGTCAAGCTCTTAATCAATAAATTCCTTAAATTTTTTTATACTCATGTATTTGAGATTAGGTACAGATTGCCACTCTGGAATCTCTTGGAATCCTTCGCCTTGCACCTTTATAAACTCTATATTAGGGTATCTCATCATACACTTCGCTTTCTGTATAACCCAGTTTTCTGGTATCAAAGCACTCTCATTCTCATCAACATACCCTTTTGTACCTTTGTATATGTTATTTACTTTGTCTGTTTGACTATACATGTCCATACCTAGTAGGTAACATGTTTTAGGTTGTTCTTCTTTACATGCAATATACATGGCAGTTGCACCTGAACACCAACCTAGGTCAGCAGGTTCGCCATCTATATTTTCCATAACATCTTTTATCTTTCTAATTCTATCTGTGCCATACAACCATGTGATATATACATTTTCATAACCATCACCTTTCCATCTTTCTGTAATTCTTTTTTGATTAATGGCACTTTGACCATGTATTACAAAAGATAGATAGTATCCCTCAGGATTATATTTCCACTCTCTTACGTTAGGGTCTTGCATGGCACCTGTTTGTGCCTCTTTCATCATGTCGTAATGGTCTGCTGGTATATATTCCCAATCTCTAAAATATGTTTTGTGTTTATGTGCATAACCTGACCTGTATATCTCATGTTCTAACATAGGGTCAACTGCAATAATGCCATCTAGTCTATGGTCTCTATACATACCATTACAACCCCATACTTTACCTTGTCGTCTTAAAATAGGTATCATTATACCTTGACGACTTTCACCATTACCTAATACAAATAGGTTATACATAATGATTTACTATTCCTGCTACAAATATTCCTATTGCAATTGCATTTAAAACAATCAATGCTCTATCATGCCATAATATACCTACAAACAACCAACCTGTTACGCCTATCAAATGTACAAACATATTAAAAGGAAACAAGTTCAATGCTGTAGTTATCATACCAAGTATAATAAAAATAGTTGATGCCCATTTTATATACCAGGATAAATCGTGTAGTGGTGTAACTTTATTACTCATGTTCTCCGCCTGGGTCACCTTTTGGTAACGGTACTTTATATGCGTTACCATGTTTATCTCTATAAAGTGTATAACCTCTTTGTCTATCTGGTGTGTGATAACCAGTATCAAATCTAAATTTTTCTGCTTGTCTAAATGTTGATACTGTAATTACAATAGCAAGTATTAAACATAAATGTGATACGGCACTTACGCCAAATGCAAAGATACTTTCATATATGTACAATGCAAATACACCTGACCATACAAATGCCAATACTTGCATTATCATATGTCTAACTTGTAAATCAGGTATATGTCTTAATGGGTTTCTACGGTAATTCATTATACCTTCCCAACTATCAACTACAAATTTTCTCATCTTACCTCCAATAAATCTGTATCTTCATATCTACCAAAAGTGCCTCTCGTAAAAAAATTAGCACCAACTGCTATTCTTGGTTCTTCTTCTTCATTTGGTGTCGTATGATGATTTAGCCAACCAGGAAATATTACCATATCGCCTGTCTTAACTGGTATGTTCCAAGACTTAGCATTAAAAACATTGTAACTTTCTATATTATATCTAAAATCAAAGTTAGGTGTAAAACCATTATCTGTTGCTGATACAACTAACTGACCGCTTTTTGCTTGTGCATAAAATACAGCACTTAATAATGTATTAGGGTGTGTATGACCATGATGAGCGTCACCTTTACTATTCAATGTTGCCCAACTAGAAGTCATATAAAACTCGTCTAGTATTTTTAAATCTTCTCTTACAAATTGTTTAGTGTAATCTTGCATAAATTTAGATAGTCTTTGTAATCCTGGTTCTTCTAATAGTCTATGATTTTTAGTAACCTTAACACCTTTGTTTGATAATACTTGAGGATCTGATTTTGTTTCTCTCATTATAACATCTTTTTCGCTGCCTGTCAAGCGAAAATCTGTACCAACAATCAGTATAGGTGTTGCCAAAAATGGCACTATCTCTTTATCTGTTATGTTTGCCATGATACGTTCTCGTATTGTTCTAATAGTTCAGGCATGTTAGTATTCACATGTACATACTTAACTTTTGGAAACTTATTAAATGTTTCTAAAAACATTGACGTAACTCCTTTACGTTGTTTCAACCTTGTACTATAATTATCTGTATTTTTATATATGTTGTTTATAGGTCCGTCTGCCTTATCAAAATCAAAACCATACATATAAACTGTGCCGCCAAATGCTTTCGCTTTCATACTAGCATATTGTAAAGCGGCAGAACCTGCGTCTGTATATTCATTTGTACCTAACACATCTTTCCATAATGACATTGTGTTATATGCCTCGCTGTAATGACCTTGACCATACCATCTAGTTTGTATTATAACTTTTCTATCTTGCCAACAATAACTATCTAATATTTCATGTTGTATAGGTTTATCTTTATTGAATAGATAATCTGTATACCAATCTCTATATATGGCATTACAACCATATTTTGTACCATGTAGATTATCTACATTTAAATCTTTTCTACTTTCACCATTACCTATAACGTGGTGGTCACTATTCATAAAAAGTCATGTTGATTGACCATCTATGATGAGGCGCTGCCATAGTAGATGGTCTGATTAAATGTGGTATTGTGCCGTCAAATATTACAACTCTATTAGGTTTACATTGTACATATTGACATATATCTTTTTTATTATCTGTTAAAAACAAAGTATCAGCACCCCACTCTATATCCCATTTTAAGTTTGCATAATATAATAAACTCCACTTTGTATTCTTACCTGTATCGTCATGTGGGTAGTGTGTATCTAATGCTGTAATATTATTAATTATACATCTATCGTTAGTTTCTAAAGATAAATTAAAACCATTCTTAATATTTTGTGGCATGTAATTAAGTATACCAAATTCAGGTATTTCTTCTTTAGTTAACATACAACCAAACGTAGTTGAAAATTTAGTTTTGTATTCGTGGTATGGGTCATCATTTACATTTAACATATACTTTGAATTAATAATATAAGAGTACATCTTTTGTATTTGGTGTGCCTCAAAAACATCATCATATATAAAAATGTCTTTATTGTTTTCTGTTTTTAAATTTATCATAACATCTTTCTTAATTCAAGTTTCATTCGTTCTTTGTTAAACTTAATGAAAGGTCTATACTTTAATATTTTTCTTTTTATTGTCGGCCAAATATATGTTTCTTGTATCTTCTTATCAAAAACTTTTGTGTAATTTACTAATGTCTCTAATATACACATTGTTTCTAATGTAATCTTTTTTGCCATATACATTTTTACTAAAGGTGGGTGTTGACCTCTATAACATTTAAATATTTTATCAAAGTTATTATCTGTCTTTTTTAACAACTTTTCCATATCTAATTTAAAGTAGTATGTAAGACCATCTATACGTTTACGCCATTGATAATATGTATCTTCGTTAAAGTCTTTTATATAATCTGTTTTGTTGCCTACGAAATTAGCAACAAAATAATCAACAATATCAGCGCCATACTTTCTGCTTGCCTTAACAAAAAAATATCTATCATTACGTTTAATAAATGTTTCATACTTTGCTTTAGTCTCACCACCATATTTAAAAAAGTCAAACTCATCTTTTGAAAAGTGTAACTTTATGGCAAGATACTTTTTATATATTTCGTAACCGTCTCGCACTAATGACTTATCGTTGCTAAGATAGTTTGAGGGTCTGAATTAGTATAAGGATCTTCATCAGCACTAAAGTGATTGTATCCTGGTTCTTGGTGAAATCTAGTTACAACACCGT